TATTCACTCCAATGATACAAGTCAATGTCAGTATATTCTAGCGAATACCAATCCGCTTCTGTCCTCACATTATCTAAATCCTGCACTGCCTGTGGTAACTCCTCAAAAGTAAACGGAATACCATTAACAAACCACATCATTACTATTACCCTTACTGTCTCCTCAGGTTTCTGAGTATACAGAGTTAACCAACAATAATTATTTGTGATTTGTGCTTTGACCATTAACCTATAGTGATGTTTGCTGTAAATGAAATTCTATCATTGCTAGGATTAGAATCAAATCCATGTGTAACGTTAGATGGGTAGATAATAATATCTCCTTCCTCCATATTGAAGGTTGCTTCTGTTAGATTAAAGGCAGTAGGGTCTTTACTATCAATCTGTAGTATTGGATAATGATTCGATGCAACATTCTTTCTCCATTTGATGTAAGAGTGCTGCTCATGATTATAGTTAATTAGGTAAGTAAGTGAGTATACACAATTACTATGCTCATGTGGTGCATAGATTGCACCTTCTGCTGCTAACTCGAGATAACTCTCAGAGATTTGCAAATCTGATTTGTAATTGTAAGATGATTCATTATGTTTATGTATAGCATCCATGATAACTTCTCTAAATTCCTGATACTCGTTTATCAGTGCATTAGTTTCTCCTATCTGTGAGATGCCATGACATATTGTTTCTCTTCCATGTTTCGGTAAAATATCTTGTTTACTTATCCACTCCATGATACCTTTCTTAAGGTCTGCATGTTGTGTTGCTTTGATTCTTGTAACAGGTGTAGGAAAGAAACCATACGTTTCCGCTTGGATTATATCTTCTAATTTATCACTAAGTTTGTCCATTAAAAATCCTTTGTCATTTGTCCAAGAGATTCAGAGACAAATGCCTGTGTCCCTGCAGGGTCAGGCACAAATTCCTCTGGTTGAGGAATATTTATCTCAGGTGGAGCCTGTGCTACTGACGTAATAATAGCAACTTTATCTCCTGTGTTTATCTTTACAGTATGTCCCTTTGATACAAGTGACATGATGAAATCAAAGTTTGCTTTAAACTCTGCTACATCTACGCTGATTATATTCATAGGTATGTGATTAAATCTTCGGGTAAGTCTTGAAATGTTTGTAAGGTTTCCGTGAAACCCTCCATTCCATCACTGTCAAACTTCCATGTGACAGTCTCTTCGTAGCCTTCAGTATCGAGAATCTTTACGCTACGTTTGGGTATATTGACCCAGATGTGCTCCAAATACGTGGTTGTATTGCTGAGCTCATCAAAGCTTTCAATCATGAGGGGAGTGTATCTCTCTCTAGTATACCCTAGTTTAGGAGTAATGGCAAGCCATAGACCTGATGAGGTCCGAAACCGCAACCAGTTGCCATGTATCCCGCACCAACTCCATAGGATGCCATCCCTGTTACCACCTGATTCATGATGTTTCCTGCGGTTACAAATTCGGTAATTACACCAGTTGGAGCAGCGATGAATGTGTTATGGACACCTGATATAGCACCTGTAAGAATATCATTCATTGAGCCAGGTGTGTATGTTGACACTGCGATACGAGTATGTGTTGGTGGTGAAACTGATGGGAATGGCAAGTCAGTTACAACATCTACGATTGACCCCTTGACTAAACTAAACTGTCCAGTCAATGCAGCAAATGGATTGAATAGTGCAACAAACTCAAATCTTCCTGCGTTTAAGAATGATGTAATCCAGTTTGCTTCGTTAGTTATCTCACCGTCAGCAACGTTTTCAATAGTATTTGCTTCTGTCCTAACTGTCTGTGCATTTAAGTTGATACCCTCAACAGCAGTAATCTTGACTTTAGACCCTTGAATCTTTACCTCACCTGTGTATGCAATTTCGTGGTCTCCTTCCTTACGCATAGCAGACTTCTGCTCGTTGTCATCCTGTAAATCAGCACTAAGTTGAGGACCGTTTGGTGTCCTACCCCACTCATCAGCGTCAGGATGAAATGGAATCTCATCTACTGGATAGAATCCACCTATATTGTTTCTCTTTAATATCTGGTATCTTTCTCCTTCTTTCTTCTTATATACTCTACTTATATTATCTGGATTATTTCTTCCACCGCCACCAGTATATCCGCCACCACCATTATCAGCAGTGCCTGCTGCAGATTTAAAGGTGCTACTATTTGTATGCTGTGATGTCACGTTAGTATCAACATCTTTTAGCATACTATCCAACTGGTCATCATTAGGATTATCGGATGACCCTTCTGAATCTGATTGAGGACCGTTAGATGAGTGCTCATTCTTTGCACCAGTGACTTCCTCATGATAGTTACCCATGACCTTGAGATACATATCTCCTTCAACTGTCAATACATAATTACCCTTAACAGTTTGTGCTAAGTCTCTACCAATAATTGTAGTTTCATTATTAGGCACATTAAGATGTCTGTTACCATATTCATCTTCAAAGGTAGATACTCCACCAGGTCCTGAGAAAATAGATTTTATCTTACCTGGGTTTGCATCATGAATTATCTTAGACCCATCGAGGAAGGTGGTTACCTCCATCAACTCTGTATCTAAGTTTTGAAACATGTTATCAATATAACTAAGACCCTTTATCGTTACACCTTTATTATCATATATTGAATTCATGTCACCACATTTATATGGTGTGCCCTTTACTGCATCATCTATATTATCACAAGGTGTCGTACCTATCAAAGGATACCATCGGTTTTGTTTGGGTCGTTTAATTTTCCTACCACAGTCTTTTTTAAACAATGCTCCAAGAAGCATCTTGATAATAGAAATCAAACTACCCCAGTCTAGTGAAGTGAAGTCAATCTCAAAGATTTTACTAACAGTTTTTCCAAGTGCCCTTGCTGCCCCTGCTGCTGCTTTTGCTATATTAACTGCTGCAATTACATCACCCGCAACACCTTTGATTCTCTCCATTGCTGAGGTAATACCATTTAATATACGACATGTAACTGCCTTAACTGCATCACTGATTGCTTTATTAACTACTTGTATTACCTTATTAATTGCGAACGATGCCATCTGATTGGCGAAATTCACCACATCATTCAGTGCGGCTTGCACCAGTCCTAACCACATTGGTGTCTTAGCACAAAATATACTGAATATCTCTTGGACTAAACCAAGAATAGCTTGAATAACAACAAGAGGAATAAACTTAGATACAATCTTAACTAAAGCATTAATAACTTCTGCAATAATCTTTGCTAACAATTCTTTTAGTGGTGCAAGGATGCCTGCAATACCACTTGATAAGAAGTTAGTAATCCTTCCTAGATGCTCTCTAATTTTATCTCCTGCAATCTTATGACCAGTTGCAAGTGAAATCATACCATTCTTAGTCCATGCAGAGGATGTTGCCATTTCACCTAAGTCTTGCAACATACGATTCAAGTCTAACTCAAATCCTGACCCACCAGGCCCACCAACTCCATCTGCAATAGAGTTTGCATTTACAGATGGTTTGATAGGATTAGTAATTACATTTCCTGGGAGTGTTTGCTCTGCAGTTGATATACCACCACGTGATTCTTCTGTGCCACCTGTCTCACTTGAAGGTGTCTCTGATTGCACTACTACAAATGGATTACCTTCGTTTCTCTCTGCACCAGTTAAATCTTTCTGTAAAATATTAGCATCTACACCTTCTTTACCATCAGCAATGGTAGTTTTCTTTTCGCTGTCTTTCTGTTGAAATCCTCTAAACGCTCCCAATACACAAGGTAACTGTGCTTCGTCACCATCAAGGAAAAATCCTAATACCCATGCACCTGGCTGCAGTTGACATTTTGTACCTGTGTTTTTAGTCTGTGCTTTATCAGTGGGTAGTAATACACTTGCCCAAGGTAATGAAACTGTTGGGACTTCTTTTGTATATGTTTCTTTATCGTGACTTCCAGTATACCATCCAAGAATACGCACCTTGACACGACCAAGTTTCGAGGGGTCTTGATTAGACTCAACCTCGCCAACCCACCATGTGTAACCATCCCTTCCTAGAAAGTCCGACCTTGTTCTCATTTTATTAAAGTTTTAGTTATTTATAGCGACAAATTGAAACTCACCTTCTTCTTTGGGTTTACCCCATGCTTGCTCATTTGTTTCTAAATTATATCCGAAGTCTTGTGACCTATAATCAAATCCATTAAATCTAACTGTCGACACCATCTTATGTCCTCTGACAATACAATCGTCTAGAGTAGTGCCAGACCACCAACCAGTTTGTTTATCCCATTTCCAATAAAAAGGACATGAGTCTGTGTTGTGTATCAAGTTGAAGATATCTGTTTTCACAAAATCTTCTGCCATACCAGTTACCCTGTAACGTAACCAGTTGTAAGGATTTTCTTCACCCTTATACTTATACCATGATTTAGATTCAAAGATACCACTACCAGTCTTCCAGATTCTAATATCAACCTGTGGCCACTTGGCAGGGTTAGACATCGCCTGACGTTGGTTTCGATAGTGTCCTTGAATCAGGTTTTCCCAGTTATTCATCATTTTCGTAAATCGATAAATCGCAATCCACAAGGATTTCTCCTTCATGCTTTTCCTTTTTGGGGTATCCTATTTTGTGTAGGATATCAGCAGGAATTTTCTTTTTAGTTATGTCATAAGGTATGGGTGCGTTTGTTAAACAAACCCTCACACACTCTAACTCTTCGGAAGTTAGAGTGATATTATGTAGATTCACTATTTTCGTTTTTTAGTTTAGCATAAAGTAGTGCTTGTGTCCAGCTCTTAGGACCCTTTTCAAGCAAATCCTGCTTCCACTTTGAAGGAGGATTCTTCAGTTTGTTTGTCCTTCTACGATGTGCCATTAGTCGTCATATACTAAGCACTCAGGCTCGTCAGGGTGTTGGTCGCAAAACAACTCGAGTGCATTAGGGTCGTGATGGTCGCCTGCTGCAATCTCTTCTTTGTGATGCTCTGCGTATTCTTCTAATTCATGCAACTCTACCTTAGCATGTCTGCGTGCTGCAGGATTTGCTAGGGGGTCGTCAATGATGTCTTTGTCTTTTTGAATGTGTTTTTCGATTGATTCCATATTAGTTTACCTTTAATAAGTTTCCTTCATAACAGAGTCTCTAGTCAAAACAAGTTGGCTAGTCAAACCTTCTTTGGTGAAAGTATGTGTCACTGCGGAGATTAAATACATCCCACTATATCTTAGGTCTTCTTTAAGAGACCTTTGTTTCTCCTGAGAGGCGGGTATCCTCACTTTTATGAGCATTCCTGCCGTCAAAGCAGAGTTTCCAGGTACAACTATTGATAGTTGTATAGCCTGTAGTAGATTATAGCGTGCTGCAGCATATTCCGCAACTGCCATTGTGTCAGTATCAGAACTTGTCCCATTTTCGGGGTCATCATTATTGACTTGATTCTTCAAGCCAGGTAATGCTCGATACTTGATTCTAGTCGCACCATCAAATTCTTCTAAGTCAGAAGGCAAATCATAAGGTTTTCTTTTATGTATTGTATCTGCCTTTGAAAACACCTGATTGTATGACAATTCTCGAGGACTATGAATAGTCCCTGCAGGGGCAGTTTCTTCAGTTGAGCCAGAGTCAGTTGCATTTGAATTTGTAGGACGAGGCATTGATATGCTAATACCAACTGTCTTAAATGTCCCCATTCTCATGTTTCTGAGATGATTGGCTCTGTCAGGATAGGATATGCTCTCAATGGTATGATAACCATTGTTAGGAGGGTCACTACCCTGCTGTATATAAGTATATTCAAATATCTCTGCTTCTTTTGGTATACCATCTCCCAGACAGAGTGCGTCTAGTGATTTGAAATTAAATCCATATCTATTCTCAAAGAATAAAAAACCAGATTGTTTTTCAGATGCTTTTCCACCACCACTACCTTCAACACGTGTTACCTTATCTGACATGTATGCTATTGCTTCTACTGGTCTCCAATTTGTAGATATAAAAGATATTTTAGAATGAGTTTCAAAGTTTACGTCTTTGGTTTTTTCTTTAGGTGCTGCAAGATATTCTTTACATATATGCTTGGGGATATGGTCTACATCTTTTCCTGCAGGTCCGAATGGTTTGAATACCTTATTCATTTCATTTGTATATGCTTCTGGCGATGTGCAGTGTAAAATATACAACTGTCCTCTCTCACTCTTAAGAGTGCTACCAATTTTAAATACTCTAACTTTAAATTCTAATGACTGTTTATTACCTGTCAACGTGCTACTTTCAGTTGTCAACTTGACACTGATAATCTCTCCACCTATCAGTAGTTTGTTGAAGTCAATAGCATCAACCATACTGAAATCAACTCTTAAGAATGGTGAGTCAATAGATTCAGTATAAGTGAAGTCAATTACTAAGTCTCGTATATCATAAGTTGGAGGATTACCTTTAGGTATGGCAATCTCCATCTTGTCTAGCGTAAATAACCGTGATTTTCTATCTGCCATTACATTAAGTCTGCCATGTCTCCGTTAAATTCGGATACTAACCCAAATCTAGTTATAAGGTAAGGGTCAGCTGCTCCGTCACCGTCTATAGGTATAGGCACATCAAAACTACCACCTCCTGCACTACCCTGCACTATTGGCTCTGCTGTCACATTAGGTGCATTTACTACTTTATTCTGTTGTCCTAGTAACTCATTCTTCTTATCAACAAGTGCTAGTTTTGCTAACTCTATCATGTTACCAACTTCTGTGTGCAATTTCTCTGCACCATCTAACATATCACCACGACCATCAAAGTCATACTTATTACCTGTATAAGCATCTGCCAATCCCATATAGATTCTCTTCCATCCTGTAGTTTGACCTTCTTCATTGGGCTCTGCTCTTAGGAAGTTAGCAAAGTTATTCTTTAACTTACTGACTACCTCCATCCTTCTGCGTTGATGTGTAGCTCTCTGTGCATCACTGTTTGCTAAGATTTTAATCAACTGTGCATGCTGCATATCAACTTCACCCGCAATCACATCATCAATAGAAGTGCCCTCAGGTAATTGTCTTAATATCTGTGCTTGATGTTTTCTAAGCTCTTCAATATCAATATTAAATCCTTGTCCCATGATTTTATTTTCAACCTCTACATTTCCTATAACTTGCTCTACCTCACCACCTTCTGCCTTAGTGGGTAATGCATATCCACCACTCATTGCTTCACGAAATCTTCGTGATGTTAGTCCGCTATCCTTTTTAGTTGCAGGAGTATTATATGGTATAACAAATGCACCACCACTCGCCATCTTAGACCCAACCCACTCTAAACCATGACCAATAAACGCTGTGCTTCTACCACCGTCTAGTGATACAGGGTATCCAGACATAGGACCGTTTATCCATCCACCTTTTGCTTTATTTTTATTTGCTGTGGTGTATGTATTACCAAACTCCATCGTATCGTCAAATGCTTTTGCATATTTTAAAAGCATTTTATCGTAATTTGCTATTTCCAACTTATGACCTTCGGTATTCTCAAGTCCCCTTGCCTTTGCTTCTGCTATTGCAAAACTTTTTTTAGCTTCTAGCAACTCTATCTGTCTCTCATAATTATCCTGATTCGCTGCAACAAGGGGAACTGCCACTCCGTCTGACGTTTGAGTGCCATCAACAACTTCCATCAATCCTGTTTCTGGGTTGTAAGACGTCGTATAACTCATTTGTCTTGAGTAGGAAGTAGAGTCTGTCGTTGTTTCCTCGTTATTTTTCTTAGGTGCAAAGAATTTCAATACTGCTGTTAATGCCTTCAAACCTAAGAATAGAGGTGCAAACAAAGTGTTAATACCAATTCCTAGAATCTTAGTAATCATTGGCATATGTGGCTCAATGAAATCTAAAATTCCATTCATAACACCACCAAGTGCTTCAAAGAATCCAGATAAACTTTCTTGTATAGGAGCCATTATATCATTAAATACCTTACCCACATCTTTGAAAAATCTACCTAAAGGCTCAGTTAAAGGACTCAAAAACTTACCAATACCCTGTCCTGCTTTTCCTCCTAAAAATCCTCCTGCTGCTCCCAATAAAGCACCACCTACAGGACCAGCAATGGCATTACCCACTGACTGACCTATCATAGCTCCACCAGTTGCACCAACTCCTGCTCCTACTGCTTCAAATGCGTCACCACCCGCCTGTGAAACTGCAAACGCTGCACCTAGTCCTAAACCTACACCTAACCCAACCTTTGCAAACTTATTACGATAAAAACTACGCAATTTATCCATGCGTCCACCAGCTTTCATTATTCCACCTAATGATTTGCCTAGTGTGCTTAAAACCCATGCAAACGCTTTTACTGTGCCTCTAGGATTCTTAAGGAATGCTAGTGTTGCAAATAAAGGTACAGCAGCAGCGACAAATTGAAGAGCACCAAACAATCCTTTAAGACTAATAGGATTTTCAAGAAACTTTATAAGACCATTAAATGCATTCCCTGCTAGGAATGATGATATATTAAGGATAAACTTACCTACAGTTGCTAGTGTCTTAGCAAGTCTTTGTATTGCTTCGGGATTCTTTGCTATCCAAGTCAAAGCTGCCATACCCATGACTATCTTGAGGAAGTAAGTAGATAATCTTACTAACCCTGTGAATAATCCTCCAAATGACTTCTTAGTATTTTCTTTGAATGCTTTTTCTATATTCTTAAATAGACCTCGCTTACCACCTACTTCTCCATCTTTCTCTGCTTGGTCTCTCTGGTCTAATTTTTTTTGTCTTTGCTCCTGCTTTATTTTTTCCTTCTCTCTAATATCTTCTTCTTTGATTGCTTCTTTCTGGACTTTCTCTATTCTATTTGCTGCCTTTACCTGTTTACCTATTGATGTCTTCAAAGATGACGTCATGCTCTGCACACCTAGTGCAATACTATTGATAGATGCACCTAAAGAGTTTATACCACCTATTACTGCTTGAAAACCTTTCCCCATATCACCCTGCATCTTACCCATTTCATCTGCAGATGATAAGGGTGTATATTTCTTGCCACCAGTAGACCCCTTATAAGATACCATCTTATAAAGAGTTGCCTTAGGGACTTTGATACTAGATGGATTATCAGTTGCCATTTGTTAGCATTCCATTGTTAGTAGAAACATATCTAATATTAGGGGTATCACCCTTAACATTATTTATTATGGGTTGGTCGACCTGTTGAGTGATTACAACGAAATTACTCTGTAACTCCTCATCGGCATCCTTCTGTGCCTTAGTTAACAGAGCTTTATCAGAGAATGTGATATTTGTTTCAACTTTATCATCCATCTTAATTTGCTCTACTGCTTTCTCCAAATCCTTAGAAAGACCATCTAACAGTGAAGCAATAGTTTTGCCTGCTTCAGTCTCTTCTTCAGCACCTTCTTTCTTTGTCTCTGTCTTAAGTTTGGTTTTATTACCTGTGAATACACCTAATGGGTCCCACCATGCCTTCTTGGGCTCTTCTGATTTTGGTTTTGTAATCTCTTTTATACTTCGAGGTGCTTTCCACATCCATATGTCATCCTCAGGTGACTGGTTTTGGAATATATCTCGTGTCATGAGGTATGACTTACCTACACCATCAGTCTTACTACCTTGTGCATTCTTCTTAATCCAGTTGCCACCTTTACCTAACTGACCAAAGGGGTCATGCACAATCCAACCTAATGGTGAATAACCTGTTAACATAGCCCAGTGACCCGACCCTGTATACTTCAATCCAAGAGGTACTGGGTATCCATCATCTATTTCTTTCTTCAAGACATCATATCCCTGCACACCAGTCTGCAACTTACTTTCAATACCATAATCTTTCAATGCTTTCTCTTGTGCTGAAGCGGAAGTAGATGACCCATACTTACTTCTTGTTTTATTATACTCTTTTGTAGATACATTATTCTTTGTCAAATAACTTGTCCACATTGCCATGACAGTAGAATAACACTGCGTATCTCCTTTACGACCTAGTGGGTCATCATCATTTGCTCTTTGATTGTAATACGGTACGGTTAATACCTTACCACCCTGCTCAAACTCCTGCCATCTTTGAGATGGATTATGTCCTGCCACTTTCATTCCTAAGTGAAACGCTTTTACCATACCACCTTCTGCAAACTGTGCGTCTCGCACTGATGTTGACATAGCTACAAATGGCACAAATACAGGTCCGCCTGCTGCTCTTCGTGATTTCTTATTGTTTTTCTTTTTCTTCTTCTTATTTTCCTTCTCAGGGTCATTCATGTTATCTAAATCGAAGGCATTGAAAGTTATAGCATCAAAGAATCCTGCTACCATACTCTTAGGGTCCATCAATCGTTTAGCATTGTTAATTACAAATGCTACTGTAGCACCTATAGCTTTCATTCCCTGACTAAAAACAAATCCATAGAAGTCTCTTAATGGTTTTGTATACTTAAACAACATTCCACCAAGAGCACCTAACACATTAAATACTTCGCCAAGCACAGGTCCTAGATTGTCAATAAAGGGTTTGTATATTGCCTTTGCCAACTCAAAATACATACCAAATGCTCTCTTTATAGGCTCAAATATAGGTTGTGCCATCTTACCAAACGCTTTTCCAACCCATTCACCTAAGAAACCACCAATAGCACTACCAATCATAGGTGCGAAAGGTCCTAAGAATGGTGCAACTGCTGTTAATGCTGCAGCTCCTGCCATACCACCGACTGCCTGACCTACACCCGCACCTATCGCAGACCCTGCTTCTTCACCCATTGCCAATCCAGACGCAATCCGTGTAACACCACCCAAGACAGCAAAACCTTTTGCCATCTTCATTGGATTTTTCTTTGCAAATCCCTTTACACCCTTGACCATCTTGCCACGAGCGATTCTACCTCTTTGCTGTAACTTCTGTAACTTACCCTTACCTCTGTATTGTTTTTGGAATCTATTGTCTAATTCTTTTTGATATAATTCAGACTTATATCCCTTGCCTGCCTTCGCACCACGTTTAGCATCAGCTCTACTTGCTGACTTTTTCATTTTATTATATTCATCTTCTGAGTATATGACTCCTGTCTTCTTATCCCTATAACCTTTCAATCTTGCCTTTTGCGATTGCCTCAATTCTTCTGCAGTCATCGCATTCTTATCAAACATAGAATTGACACCTTTAATATCCTGTATCAATTTCCATGGCATTACAAGATACTGAGCTGTCCTTAATGCTGCTATACCACCAATTATCTGGAATACTCCAATAAAACGACGCATTCCCCTTTCGACAGCAGTCTTATCACTAAGGTCTCCAAATACGTTACTTAGACCTCCTATCACACCACCCATACCAAAAGTGGCTATCTTAAATGCAAACTTACCTAGAGTAAAAAAGAATTTAACTAATTTAGTTACTTGCTCTGGATGTTTCTGAATAAAATTTAATGCACCATATATGACAAACCACTTGACCATCGTGCCCAGTGTCTTACTGAGCATACCCATGAAACTCTCTATGGGTTTACGAATAGCACTAAACCTCTTATCTGCTTGTTTTGCTCCTTCCTTTGCACCCTTCTCTGAAACTTGTTCTGCCTTCTTTCGTTTTTTGAAACCAAACATCTTCCTAAGACGTTTTTTCATGTCTTTGAAGAATTTGTTTTTCTGTTTCTGTCCCTTCCTTATAATAGTAACCTGTCTATTTCTACTATCTGAAAGATAATCTGCTTGAAATTTTAATAGGGTTGACTGTGCTATTACATTCTGCTGAATAGAATCGGTAACAACTCCTGCACGATTAAGACCTGTTCTGAGCTCATTAAAAGAGTCTCCCACCTCAGTCTTGGCGGAAAACTTATTGATAGTAACAAATTTCCTTAATTTAGCTGCCATCAGAGAGACATACGATTACTTTCTGCTTTTTGCCTTCGCTCTTCCTCTTGAATGAATGCTAAGAGGAGATTAACATAAACATCACGCTCCCATGGCATCATATTCTCTAGCTCAGTGAGACTATACTTATGATGCTGCATCAATGCGAAGTTAGTCTTGTAGTAATTCTCAAGACTGTCATGCATTAATGCTACTCGAAAAAAGACGCTAACCCTTCTAAAACTACTTCACTTTTGACTTTGGTGTCTGGGTTATATACCTCAATGGTATGCTGTAGTTTAGGCATAGTCTCAAAGAAATTCTGTATTAGAGCAAATTGCTCAGAATTTAGATTCTCTAGAAACTCTAGTGCTTCTTTATGGGAGAAAGAGTCATAAACTTCTTCATCATCAAATACTTGGTCTATACACTTAGCTGCCATCTCAAAGATGTCATCTACAGTAGGATTCTCACTCATATTCTGTTGAATAAACGCATCCAATGAAGGATACTTCATCACAATACCAATTTTGTCATCAAGTTTAATCTTCTTGTCATGACCATCAGGGACTTGGACTTCTACTTCTTCCAATGGTATTTGGACTGGAATAGATGTCTTTTCGTCATCTGGTGCGGTGATTTTAAATTCACTAATTTCACCAACTGCTTTTGCTCTAATACGAAGGAAGATGTATTCAATCTCGAAAGTAGCGAGTTTATCTACATTGCTTTTTAGATTAGTGCAGTTTTTGATGATAGTTTTAACTGCTTTTACCATTTGCTTGTTGTCTTGCGACTCCATTGCAAGGTAAAGTAATTTCTCTTCTTTTACAAGAAAAGGTCTATACGTAACTTTTGTACCTGTAAGAGGTAACTCCAACTCATACTCAGGTATGGCTAATTTAGGTAATGGCATAATGAAACATTATTATAATTTTATTTAGACACCCACAGAGGCAACATCTTTCTGCTCTAATACGAATCCTAGTTGATTTGCAATCTCAGTTGTGTTACTGACTTTGACATCTTTCATTCCTACCTTTCCAAATGCAGCGTTTTTATTGCCAATCTTATCAAATCTATACCTCTCAAAGAAGAAATTTACATTTAATTTAACTAAACCAGTAGGACCGTTGTCAAATGACATCTCTGACATATCATATGGGAATGCACCATACATTTGCCATACAGCAGATGAGCGATTCAATCTAGCATGTCCTGCACCTTGCTTGTTTGTAGGGTCGCTATATACCACATTTGAAGCGTTTTCCCATTTAAGAACTGATATATTAGATGTATATTCTTCATATAAACCAACTCTATTCTCTGCATCTGATGCTGTGCTCTGCATCCATGTCTCAAAGAAATCACGATGATATTGGTCTTTTGTCACTAGAAATTCTATTTGTAAGTCTCCAAATGCTGTATTAGTAGCATATTTACGAGATACACCAATATCTCTAACCTCACTGGTAGTAACCCTTCTGCCAGGTACAGTTACAGCACTTGCAAAGTAATTCATAGCATCAACATGCTCTAAATTATTTCTTTCTGTGCCAAAAGTAGACTCCTTTAGAATAACTGAAGATGGTATCTGCACTCTGACTTCAAACAAGTTAGACTTCGAGGGTGTCTTATACCCCGACATCACTTGGTCTTGGAATCTCTTAAATGAATTTGGCATTAGAGTCTACTCCATATAAAACTACTGGGAATCTCGACATATCTACCCATGACATCCCTAACAAACTGCTCAACTGGTAATGGTGTGAAGTTAGCAAGCTCCTCTTTAGGGACTATGTACATATTTGTAGCACTTGACATGAAGTATTTATGGTAACATCGCTTAGGAAATGCTTGTGTGCCTGCTGACCACGAGGATGCTACTCCCTGTCTGACTGATGGACGTAAATAATGTAAATTTCCACCAGAAAACTGCCTTTTATTGAAATCTACATCACTAACGAGTGTCATAGGGTATGTATCAAAGAAAGGTAGTAACTCTGTCTGTGCTGCATACTGATAGAATATAATATCACCCACTCCAAGTATTCCACTAAATGGCTCAAGTTTCTCTACCAACCGTGCACGATACCACTCTTTGCTTTTAGTAGCACCTCCTGTTGCATCTTTTATGTCTGAGAAAATACTCATACCTTTAATTCGTGCTCTGTAAGTATCTTGAATTGCATACGACGGTCTTTACAATACTCAATCGCTGCTTTCCATTTTGCCTCGTTTACACAATATGTCTTAACTTCTGTTAGATACTTCTTTGTAACTCTGCGTTGTTTTTTGGGAGGTGACGTCTGCTTATGAGGCTTGACCTCAATGACAAACTTCTCTGTCCTCCCAGTTTTAGTCCTTGCTCTGACATAAAAGTCTGGGAAATAGCGATGAACCCGCCTATCGACAGGACTGATATAAGGTATAACGATTTCTTCACTTCCCCACTCTATTACATTTTCGTTTCTGTCGCACCAGACCATAAATTTTCTTTCCCATAAACTCCTATAAATAATGTTAGTCGGGTCTCCTTTGTATTTGAATCTGTTGGTTGGTTTGTATTTTCCCGAATAAGACATAAATAACAAAATGGCAGTAGGTACTTGGGACAATCCTTATGGAAGCGAGTTAGGCGGGGGTGAAACCCTTGTGTTCCCTCGTAGTAAACCCTATGGTGCTAACTCAACATCTGCACAAGACGCAATATCAAAGGATAAAACAAATGGTACTGAGGTAGTTGACTACCTTAAGATTACTATTTATGACCCAAAGGAAGGTAATAATAGTAGTTATAATAACTCTAAAAAGAATTTAGCAAACAACGATAAAGTAAAAAGAAGTATATATCTATATCTACCAAATAAACTAAGAGAAGGATATCAAGCAAAGTATAATGGTGTAAAGTTAGGACCTTTAGGTGTAGGAGCAGTTGGTGCTGCATCTGAAGCGATAGCTGCAGGAGGTATCGGTGATAGTTTCAAAGATACTATTTCAAAAATGGCAGAGTCTGGAAAATCTGTAGCAGGGTATGGTATTGGAGCTGATGTTATCAATAAAGTGCTTAAATTTGGTGGTGGTGGTAATATAGGTGCAAATGAATTAGCAGCATTAACTACAGGAAAGGTATTCAACCCATATGAAGAGACTATATTTCAAGGTGTAGAGTTTAGAGACCATAAGTTTGATTTCTTGTTTGCACCTAAGAATTCATCTGACGTAGAGACTGTTGTCAATATAATAGAAGCATTTCGTGTTGCTATGCTCCCAGGAAAGGATGACAGTATGTGGTTGACTATACCTGATTACTTCAGAATTGAAATTGTCAGATTAGTTTCTAATGAAGAGGAAGAAACACTGTATCCTCAATCTGGTAATTCAACAAATAAAGGTGTCTTACAGAAATTGATGCAATTTCCATCTAAAATGGTTTTGACTAATATGGATGTGGATTTATCTCCATACGGTCCGTATACGTCTCTTAAGACAAATGACCCCTTGAATAGCTCATATGACTTCGGTCCTGTTGCATATAACATGAGTTTATCATTCAAAGAAACATCCCTACTTACTCGTCAGAGTTATGGATACGATACTAGAGGAGAAAAATCATGAGTAATTATTTTTCATATTTACCAAATGTATATGTAAGGACAGCAACGTATCGTCAGAATAACGTTGACCCATACATCCTTACTAAGAATCTATTTCGCAGAGTCAAAATAAGAGACGATGTAGAAGGTTTTATCACTGGTTTTACTCAATATACTATAGTAAACAATGAAAGACCTGATAATGTAAGTATGAAAATGTATGGTGACCCAGAATATGACTGGGTTATCTTGATGACAAATAATATCACCAATCTATATGATGAGTGGCCTATGACAGAAGATGAGTTATACAAATATTGTGTTTCTACATATGATAGTCCAGAAGGTATCCATCATCATGAAAGTCAAGAGGTAAAAGACCAAAATGGCAATATTATATTAAAAGCAGGATTGACAATACCTCATAATTTTACATATAGACGTCCTGATGGGACGATGGTACCTCCTTCAGAGTTGATTGTGCCAATTACTAACTATGAGCATGAAGCAAAGAAAAATGACTTCAAACGCAATATTTACGTATTACGCAGACCCTTCTTAACTACATTCTTAGAAGAATTCCAGTCACTTGTCGAATATGAGGATTCTAGAGAAGTTGATGATAATACAGGTTTCAAGAAAACAAGAGACGCTATCAAGGAAAACTTCATACCTGTCAAACCTACATATTCCACAAATATTGGTCAAACACCATCTGTCGATTTTGCAGTGCAACAAGACTTTGGAAATATTACAGTTGATACCTCAGGTGCAACTATTGAGGAAGGACAGCAACTTGCTGACGGTAGCACAACAGTAACCACAGGTAGCACAGGTACACAAACAAACGCTGCTTCAACATCGTCTGATACAGCGATTACAGAAACAGCGTCTAATACTACAGATTCTTCTTCATCTTCCAGTAGCAGTAGCAGTGGAAGTAGCGGAAGTAGTGGGTCTAGTCAGGGCGGTTATGGCGGTTATGGCGGTTATTAAGTTTTCTTGGTAGGTAAAATATACAATAAGATAACACCCAGAATGCAATCACAAAAAGCAAGTGCATTAATCTGTAGGAGTTTACTATTAATCCTAGTGTTACGAGAGCTATCCAAGTGTAATCTAGAGTGCCATGAAGACGATACCACCGATTCTCACCAAGTTTCTTAATTACCTTCTTTCTTAGATTATCAAAGAAAGGAGATACATGCCTCATCATAACAAAACCCTCATTTAAGACCATGAGGGTAAATCCAATCCAGAAAATCATATTCCGTTCCAGAAATTATCTGTTGGTGTTGCCATATTCCTTGATATAAAATATAAACCTACATTACATAAAAACCAGTAAATATTGGTTATCCATGCTTGTCTCCAACAATATTTTCTATTGCTTTGGACTATATACATGTTTCTCTCATTCATTGATGTGTCAGGAGATAAAGGTCTGACTTTAAGATATTGCTCTAGTAGTAATGAAATGACAAAACCTATTGCAAAGATGTAAAATAACAGGTTTAAAAACCCTGCTGCTGTGAATAAGAATGGTAACATTAATATCTTTCGGGTATATTTGGTCTATGGTCTTTAAACTTATCATGATTACCGTCCCCAGGCATCTTGCCATAAGCAACATATTGTATTGCTTGCATTGACCCTTCTAGACGTTTTAGGTCATTTTCGTTTTTAACATACTCTTCATACCAACCTTTTATTTCATCTTGTCTGGCAGTGAGTTGCATTGTGCGTTTTGTAAAACGCTGAATTAGTTGCTCGTAGGTTTCTACAGGTTTAGTCACGTTGTCTCCAATCATCAGGTTTTTTGCGGTTAAACCAGTCACCGATATCGTCGGCACTGTCGAACCCCTGTCGATGGTCAGATGGGTCGGGTTCGCCTAATCCCATCTTATTCAGAAAATCGTCCGTCCCTCCCTCCTTCATGTTGGGATTTGCTGCTCGCTGTCGTGCTTGTCGCAACCATGTAGCAGCAGTGGTGTTAGATTTTGCTAATTTTTGTGCCCATATCATTTCTGTCAAATCTACGTCTTTTCCTTCGACAATAAGTTTGCAAACTTTTTCAAGTCGCAAGCGATATTGGGTTGATAGCATTTTAACTCTATTTTAATTTTGCATTCAATTCACTAACTTTCTCGAATTCTGCTTTTGCAGCATCTGAGCGAGTTTGTAGAATATCATGTATATCAGCAAGAATGACTTCATTCTCGACATACTCGTCAAAGTATTTATCGAGCGATTCTTTGAGATAGCGATATCTATGCCATTCTGGTGAATACGGTTTGTAGTGTGTCATGATAATTTTATGAAAAACCCTACAGGGCAATTTTTACCCCGAGTTTTTTTTCGACCTTTTATGGAACAGAAAGTGAAATAATATATGGGTCAATGATGCTCGTGGTAACCACAAGGTACAGTAATAATACGTGAGCGGTGCTCAACATACCCTTCTGAAAAATATGTGGGGGATAACCACGACCCAGGTACCCATACTCTTTCTTTAATAACTCTTTCTTCCATACATCTACGAGGACCCTCGTAATGATGTGGTGGGTAATAACGATGAGTATGATGATGATAATGGTTGCCATACTCGACAAACGGCTCCCAGAATTCCTTCCAAGTAAGTGCCTCTGCTGCGGGTGCAACAGTTAAAGATGCGAGTAAAGCAACCAGTATTTTCATTAGTCGTTTTCAGCTAGTGATGCAAAGTAATCAAGGTCAGGACTTGTTGGAGTCTGACTTAACTCTTTAACTTTATCACCAAATCCACTAGGTGTGGAAGGTTGTGTGACAGTTTCTTCAGCGTACACTGCTTCATTTTCTTCTCCATCAAATGAGCGGACAGTAGCACGAGCAGACTTATTCAACACAGTGTTGAGTCTCTCTTCTAGTTGCTCATATGATTTAAAGTTGGCAGGGTCAGTAAACTCTTTAAGAGAGTGTTGTGCCTTCCAAATTTCCTCCAACTTAGCATCATCAAATCCTCCAAGTGTAGAAGTAGGTGCAAAATCAGACTTATCATAATTCCAATACCCACCGATTGTTTGTATCTTGATACGGAAGTCCGCACCTTTCCACATATCAAATGGGTTGATAGGTTCTTCATCCTCGAATTGAGGTTGCATAGAACTCACAATCTTATCATGTATCTTCTTGCCATACTTGTATAGGAAGACCTTTCCTTCATTATCTGGGTTGAGTTGGTCTTTAATGACATAGATGTTGCTGTAGTAGGAGAGTTTCCTCTTCTGTTTACGAGCGGTCTCTTTGTCTTGGTCTAGACCAGAATTCCAAAGAGTGCGATTCAACTCACCAACAGGGTCTTTTTGTCCCAATGTTGTAAGTGAATTCTCAATATACCAACCGCCTGCACCTTGGAATGCGTGACTCCAAACTTGTGCCCATGGTAGGTCTTCACCATCTGGCTCAGGAAGGAATCGGACTACTGCGTAACCGTTTCCAGACTTATCGACCCCAGGTTTCCAGAGTCTCTCATCAGGTCCTGCGCCCTGAGGTTTAGACATCTTCTCAATCTGTTTGGTAAGCTTGTCAAAACTTCCAGACTTTTTCTTAAGCGATGCGAATGACATTTGTATTTCTCCGTTGTGGTTTTGTTTTGTTGTATTTGCCACCGTATTATGATGACATATTATTTAGGAGTTGTCAACCCCCTGTTTCGTCATGTTATATATGATTACTTTTTCTCCGTCATGAGTAAAAAACAATTCGTCGTCTGCATCCCAAAGTAACTCTTCAAAGAGGTCATTAAGTCTCTCAGCATCTTCGTAAAGTTGATTAGGATTCGGCATCTTTTAACTCCTTTCTCCAAGCTCTTAGTTTATCTTCCATCTGTTGTAGTATCAGCATGAGGTTTAGTCCTCCCGAATACTGTGCAGATAAAGTATCTATCTTTTCTTTAACGTAACTTGCTTCCTCATCGTTTTCATCTCCTGATATATTATGTGACGCAAGAGCAAGACGTGAGTAAAATACTTTTTGTTTTGCAATCAACTCAAGTGTTTTTTCTATGTGCTCTAGTCTCTCTCTAGGAGAAAAGTCAGCAAGTCCTGCTGATATCTTTAGTAGTTGTGTGTATGTCTCCTGTATGTCAGTTAATTCTTGCTGCACTACATCGGATTCAAAGAAACTTTCGTCTTCATTCATAGGTTTAAAACTGCTTTACTTGTACGTTTAATATAATTTAGTCTTGCTGCATCCCATTGTATCTTATCCTTGAGTGGTTTAGAAATCAACTTCTTAACTGTAGTGACATCTATCTCTAACTCTTCACATATGGATGTGACTGCTTCAATGTAATTGATGAGACCACTGCTATCTTTAACACGATTCTCAACAAGAGCGGTAAACTTACCCTGAGTCATAAACTTTTCTTCAATTTCCTTCATGATTGTAGTCCCTCAGTGTAATATCGATAGTCTTTTATCCAATCAATGAGGGTATTGATGTAGGGTACTTTATCATATTTCTGGACTACCTGTGTCTGTCCATCCTCTGCAACAGATATGGTGACAAGTTTATCAACTTCTATACCAGTTAACTCCCAATACATGTAAGCATATGCTGCTTCTTGCACGAAGTATTTCTCTAGGTATTTTTCTTTCTTTAATGTGCCAGTAGTCTTAAAGTCTATGATACTAAGCTCATTATCAAACTCAGCAATGCAATCAACGCGCCCAGCCAGATATAAATTGCGAGAAAAAAGAGGGGTTTCAATAGCATGAATATTAGATATCCGATTAAGAGTCTCACGACTAGCCCCAAAAAGGTATTTGGCAAGACCTTTGCTCTCCTTAATTTTCTCAGATTCATTTCTTAGATAGTATTCTACGATGGAATGATACTTAGTGCCTCGCCATGCAGCAGCACGTCGTATCTTCTCCGCTTCAGTATAACCGATTCGATTCTCCCAGTCAAGTATACCTTGCTTAGATTGGTGTCCGACAACAGTAGTCACACTAGGTACCCAAACGTCATCTAGTTTATAGAAACGTCCATGATTTAGAGTCTTACTTTCTAAGTCCTCTAACTCAAGAGGAGTGCCCACATAATTAAACATTAATTAAATCCCATATTAATTTTACTGACGAGATACTCTCGCACAAGACCAGACCTAACGATGTCTTCGATACCAAACTCAACACATGAGAATGATGGCATTGTCTGTAAGATTTTCATGAAGTCTAACACTCCTGTCCTTTCGTTACTTTTAATGAGGTCTGATTGTGTGTAGTCGCCAGAGAATATGATTCTAGTGTCTTCACCTACACGAGTAATGACTGAGTCTAACTCATGGAAATTTAGATTACTAAACTCATCCACTATCATAATACATTTGTCAAGAGTAACACCTCTAACAAATGATGTTGACCAGAATGACACTGTATCCTGTGCTCTAAGGTTTGCATAGAGTGATTCAAATGCATTGTCATCAGGCATTTCAAACATATACTTCACCATATTTTTGTATGGTATCTGATATAGGTTTGACTTATCTTCATGGTCACCTGGGAGGAAACCTATCTCTCTTGTTGGGACAAGAGACCTGACCATGTAAACCTTTTCGTAAGGAGTCTCAGGGTCTAGCACTTGTTGTAGTGCAAGGTAAAGTGAGATGAAAGTTTTACCTGTGCCTGCACAACCATGCAACACAAGGTTTTGTCCTTCATCATATGCTTTGAAGACCTCCTCCTGATTAGGAGTCAGTGGCTCAATCACTTTCAAATGGTCAAGGTTAATGGGTTTACGTCTCTTCATCTGCTTTACAGAGTAGTGGTCGTATTTTCCGTTACCGTTTCCGTTTTTCTTTTTAGCGGGCATAATTTAGGTATAGCGACTCAAGTTCGCTCGTGGATGGTCTGATTGAATTTTCTGCATCACTTCTTTGAATCCATCGGTCTGTTTAGGGTCACCATAGGTAACACCACCAGTGCCTGCAGACCAGTCTTTATCCCAGTCTGGATTCTCTTTCCTCCACTCGTCATACTTTTTCATAGACAGGTTGAGTTCTTGTTTCTCTCCTGTCTTAGTATTTATTACGGGATATGTAGGCATTTCTAAAGTCCTCTACTGTGTTTGCCATTTGTCGGTAACCTGTACCAACATAGATTTGTCCTGCTACAACAGATATTGTAGCGATGCCCCAGAAAATATAATAAAACCTAGATTTAATCTGGTATCTTTTCTTGAGTAGTTTAGTTCCTAATTCAGTCATCGTGGTCGTCCCATGGATCAGTTAACCCTTTGTTTGCAAAGAATCCTTTATACAATCCATACCCTGCTAACAGTATTGTGATTACTGCTATTGATATTGGAAATGTAATGTCTGGGTCTAAGTTAAGGGGTGTTATCATAATATTTTTAGACAAGGTTGTAAGTCATTCCAGTATTCATCGTTGTCATCACAGTTACAATCTCCTTTCTCAGGACACCAACCCATTGCCTTAGCAACGATTGGAAACTGACAAATAAGATGCTCTCTGCATAGATTAGCGATGTCCATGTGCTCTTTCTGCGTGCCATTTGCTGACCGCAATTCAATGTAGTGTAACCAACTACGGACACTACCACTCATGTAAATTCTGGTTGGAGTTGCTAAAGGCAAGACCATTCTAGCACACTCTTTAGCAATTCCTTCGTCTAACATTTCAGCGTAGATATGTTGTGCTTGGAAGAAGTGCTCTTCTATCTTAGCATCAAACTTTGCTTTGACAATCGGGTCAATGTCATCAATACTATTCTGTCTATTCTTAGTATCTTGACGACGCAAGTCAGGAGTAGGAATGTCACCTAACATCCCTGCATCAGCATAACGTTGAGAGAATTCTTGGAATGTAAAACTTCTGTGTCTCAATACCTGTGCTGCGATAGCACGTGTGGTATTAATTTCAAGTGTCATAAATGCCTGCTCAAATACAGACCAGTGGTTGTGTTTGATGCAGTAACTTAAGAGTCCTTCTACAGATGGGTTGTCTTGATTCTTTGGGTTACTTACACGAGCAACGTAACCCATAGTTTTCTCTGCGTCAGGTGTCACAGAAATTAAACATACTTTAGTCATGCTTAAATAAAATTCTTGCGATTACATAAAGTCCAACTGCACCAAAGTATCCTATGGTTGCAATTCCGAAGGTTGGTAGTGTCATATTCCACACTAACATTAAGACAAATGGTTTAACAGTGAAGTCAGCAATAACTTTAACTGCTTTCTCTCCCATTTCCTGATTGCGTAGTCTCTCTTCTTCCTTTTCGGATAGTTTCTTCTCGTCTTCTGCTTGTTGTTGTGCCTTCTTACGAGGGTCAAAGAATACGTAATCGTTTGCCATTATTTTTTGCCTTTTTTGGCTTTCTTCTCTTTGGGGTCTTGCCATATTTTTGGGTTAATCTTTCCTGCTGTTTGTGTAATCGCCTTCAATCCTTTTCCATACTTATCATAGTAAGCATCGAATATCTCAGATTGTTTGATACACATAACTATATCATACTTGGTATGACCATCAGGTGCAACATACTCTACAAGGTATGCAGTATAAGGTAAGGAGGGGTCTTGTGCTGCCTCTATGAGACAATCAGTAGCGAGTGTCTTCACTATTTCCTGCCTCTATTACCCCATTTGATTGATGGAAATGCTTCTTCCACAACCGCTTTGGTAATACGAAACTTCTTATGAAGACTTTTATTTATTGCTGAGATAACAACTTGTGCCTCGTCAGCATGTAGTCCCTCTAGTAGTGCAATAAACATAGACTCAATCTTTAGGGCAGGCAGATTGTCTGCTCCACCTTTAAAAAAATAGTATAGTTTCTTGCCTTCTTTTTCAAGAAGAGTATGCTCTGTGCCCTTAGGTGCTTCGTTAGGTGTATAAGGGACATCACCTGGGGGAATTCTAGACACCAAACTCTCATCATAATTCATAATGAATATTGACCTTAGAGTCTGTGTGTTATTATCCTGCAGGATTTTTATCTTCTGTGCTTTTGTTTTAGCATTGTGTGCCTTACGAAGCACTTCAGAAATCATTAATTTCATAGTGAAAATCTAACTAAGATTCTTCATCATCGTCTATTGTAGCATCTTCATCCGTAAAACGCAAGTACAATAACTCAGATGGGTCTGCGTATCCATCTTCTCCTTGCATCTCAGGGTGAATAGTAACAGCAGCATAGTCTGCTTTCTCTTCCCATGTATCAAAAATCCCCTTAAGATTCCAAGATATGATGGCTCCTAAGAGGAATGCTCCGACGGTTAGGAAGAATGCCATGTAAATGAACTGTAATTCTTGCATGGGCTACTCCGTGATGTACTTTATTTAGTAACTTTTTTCCTCCCAGGTTTTCGCTCGGCATGATACTTCCAAGCGTCCTCTAGGATGCTGTAAAGATAAGTTTTTATCTTCCTTGCTTTTGGTTTAGGAATGTGTCCATAAGACTCCCTAAGTTGTGCATCGCCACCTTTAATGTAACCTTCCAACTCTAGCACAGCGTTACTAAGTTCTGCTGCTACAGAGGATTCAATGAAGTCATTGACTTCTCTTCGTGTCCATTTCTGTGCTTTTAAATACGGATACATCTTGAATAAAAATCTTCCGTTGACCATTGCTTCATCTAGTGCTCGGTCAACGAGAGTATACAATTCTTCGGTATTCTTTTGCATTATAGGTAGGTGTTTTCTCGTAGGTATTTTACAGTTTCAGTGCAACCACCCATCTTATGTCCAGAGATTATTACTTGAGGGAAGGTTGCTCCGTTACCAAACTCACTATAAAACTGCTCTCTGGTGAAGTTTGTGTTGAGCTTATACTCAGCATACACCCAACCCTTTGATTTGTAAACCTCTTTGATTTTTGTGCAGTAAGGGCAACCGTCTCTTGTATAGATTGCTGTATTCCCAGGTCGTTTCATTTAAAAATAGAAAAAGAAAAGGAGGGTATAATACCCTCCGATGTATTACAACTTTATATAGTTTAGAAAGTGTACTTAAGTCCTGCTTTCCCTGCCCAGTCTACGTCATCAACGTTAGTTGCTGCTGATAATTCACCATAGACACCAACGCTTTCGTTGATTGCCTTACCACCACCGATGTAACCGATAAGTTCAGTGTCACCAAACTCGTCAGCAGTTTCTGTGTGGGTAACTGTAGGACCACCAGATACATACCAGTCAATTCCATTAGGAGTTGTACCTTCGTATCCAAGTTGGAATTCCCATGTGCCTGATGAATATGCTCCATCTGGATATGAACCACTTGCTTCAACATTAACGTATGGACCAGCAAAAGCGGCTCCAGAGAATAGAAGAGGTGTTGCTGCTAAAGCAGCGATTGTTGATTTAATCATTTTTGTTTTTAAGTTTCTCGCAGAAAATGTCCCTGCGGATGTTAGACTACCCCGACATGGGTGTCTTTGAATCTACGCAGGGGCACGATCTTTCGATCCCTTTGTAAT